TCTGCATCTACATAAAAAAGATTTTCATTTGGAAAGTTTTTCAAAGCATTTTGTATAATTTTAGGCTTCTGTCCACAATTCCACTCCCATTTGCCGAGATTTTCTACTTCTTCAATTGAATAATTTACTTTATACTTTTCACAAGATTCAATTAAATTTTGTACTTCTTCTGCGTATGGTGTGTCCTTTGTGTAAAAACTAACTACTTTCATTTACTATCTTCCCTTCTTCTAGCACTAAGTGTATGGCATGAGCCCAATGAACATCATCTGCTAGAATACATGATGCCATTTTATACCCCAAACTTTGTAATGCTACCATTCTTTGGTTTCCTGCATAACATAAAAAAGAAGCTGATGTTCTTTCTTCAATTAAGTCTGGTCGTATGCCTCGTATTGCCATATCATAATTTTTCTGTGTATTTGTTAAAACAATGAGAGGGTTCTTCATTCCTGCTACCATGAGCGAATCTTGTAAAGCAAGGTTCTTCTTTGGTTTTACAGGCATAAAAATATCTTTTAATAGAATATTTATTGTAGCATATTCACTATCTTCTAATCTGTTATCTTTATATAGAAAAGCAGATACTCTGTCTACTGATGCTATCATAGTTTTTGGATTGTTTTCCATGACTCTATTGATTGCACGTCTATATCTTCCCATTTGCCAAAATCAATATCATAGCAGATTATCTTATCCCCGCTCTGATTCTTTACAATATTTGGTAAATTCATATAGTTTTCATTTAGTGTATACTCTCTTGAATATACATTTCCACTTTTTAAACTACGAAAGTCTATTAATACTATGCCTTGTTTTAAACATTCAATTATTTTCTGACTGTCCAATTTTCTCCTCTAATTTTTTAAATCTATTGTCTATTTCTGTCCAACTATCAAATTCGCACAAATCTTTAGGAGGATGACTATTTGCTTCTAACTCTATAATTCTATCTTCGAGTTCTTCTAGCCAATCCTCTATATCTTCAAATCTCTCTTGTGCTGGAGAGTGTTTGTCAAACCAATTAGAGGCTTTCTCTAATCTTCTTTTAATTAGTAGATTCTTTATTAGGTTGAACATCTGTCACTTTCCTATAATATACTACAACTTCTTTAAGTTCAATAATATATCTTTTTAACTCTTGCATATTGTATGCCATAAGTTCATAATCAGGAACTGACATTGCAAAAAATACTACTTGACCATGTTCTTTCTCTACTCTCGCTAAAAATTCATCTATGTTCTCGTCGGAGACTACATACCAATAAGGTTCCTTAAGGTCTATCTCACGTGGCATAATTGGCTGTGCTATTTTTCGCTCAATCGGTGCCGCCGATACTTCGATTTGCTTATTTTGGAGTAGACTGCAACTCGGCAGGATCATCAAGGTCATCAATAACGATGCTGACTGCTTCAATTCCATCAAATACCTCCTTTGTGGCTTTATTTGCTCTTGGTTCTATTAGCCCAGGCTTTGCTGCGGCTAACTTGGTTAAATTGTGTCGCTTAAAGATATCAAGATAGCGATTCATTTCTTTTTGTGCTTCTTGACTCTTTAGCTGTAATTCGTTTAGTTGTGTTGTTTGCAATGTAAAGTCATTTTGTAAAGAAGATATTGCTTCTTCTTGCATTGCTACTGCACTTTCTAACTTAATGTTGTTTGCTTTTAATGTTTGGTTTTCATTCCATAGCCAGTAAGAACCTAGTCCTAATACTACTATGATTGCTAGAAAAAATTGATTCATAATTGAAATTTCTCCCATATTTTGAAACCAATAAATCCAAACAATGCACTCCATATCATTAGTGAGAAACCCCACTTAAATAGAGTAAATGGTAATAAAAATATTGTTTCTATCATAATTGTTCTATCCTGTAATTGAGCCCTTCAGCTCCCCTTATCTCTACTATTTCTTTATCAACAGTCATAAACTTTAGATACTTATCTTTTTTATCATAGAACTTCTTTACAACGAAAGTTTGGTCATCTCCATCTCCATATGTAGAGTTATAACTAACAGTTAGTTTCCATCTTGTTTCAAAGAAAGATATAATCCAACTTTTGAACTTAATCCAATTTTCTTTCATTCTTTTCTTGTTCCTGTTTCATAAGGTAAATGAACTCCTCGATATATTCTTCGAGTGTCATTCCTCTTTCAGCTGCGTGCTGTCCTGCTTTGATTAAAAGTTCTTCTGGTATCTTAAACTTCATGCCATTCTTTGCCTTGAAAAAGCAAAGCTTCAGCCTCTCTTCTTCGTATTAATCCTTCTAGCACTTTGCCTCCTGCTTTGTTCCATCTTTTAATTTGTGCTGGAACGCCATCGAAGTCGCCTGAGTTTAATACTTTTAGCATTGTAGATGATTTAAGATTAGTAGGGCCGAGATTGTATACCCATGATACTAGGGCATCAAACTGGTTTTGTGAGAGTTCCACAGTTACACATTCGTTGATATAACTTTCATACTCATGTAGTTCTTCAACTAACATTTCTTCTGCTTGCTCTTTTGTGATTTCCATGCCTTCGACTACGCCTTTAATATGCCCATAGCCTATTGTCCATACGCCGACTGCATCTTGATAAGCTGTTAATTCACAACCTTCAAATTTTTTAATTAAGGATAAACCCTCTTGTGATATATTCATATTTTCTCCTGATTGGGGCGTTTTTCACTCGTGAGAAACAACACCCCGAAAAACTTGACTTTCTATGTCAATGGCATTATGCTAAGAATCACGACACTGCTTCCGAATGAAGCTAGAAATATCTGATTCACTGCGTGGCAAAATTCTCCATTTTCACATACAAAATCACGAACTTGCAATATAATTGCTTTCATTTTATTTTATCTCCAAGATTTTCCTCTTAGAATTCGGAGTTCGTGACAGAGTAATCGTCAGTAATCCATCTTGTAGATTCACTTTATCTACTTGTAAGTCTGCGTTTAGAATAAATCTTCGTTCAAAAGATTTCAGACTTAAACCTTGATGAACAAAACGCTCATCACTGTTTAATTTTTGTTCTTTTTTCCCTTTTAAAAACAACTCAGTGTCGTCCTGAATTATCTCTAATTCTTTTTTATCCCAACCTGGCACAGCAACTTCTATACGATAATTGCCACCACTTTCAATAATATTGTATCTAGGATATGCTGTTTCCGTATAAGTTGGAAGCGTAGGCATATCTAGTCCAAGCCAAAATTTACTTAAATCAATACTCATAATTTTTCTCCTAAATTCCTTTTCAGTAAATAATTGCTTCTTCCTTTCGGTAAGAAGCGTAGGTTTATGCGAGTGACACCCATCACTCACTAACTATATTATACTAAAAATTAACCTAAAAGTCAAGAAATATTTTTTGATTACTCATCAAAATCTATCGAACCCTGCTGCTTGCAGTAGTCAAGAGTAATACTTATGCCTTCTCGTTTACCAAGATGCCAAGCGGCATAAACACTTCCAAATAATATGACGATATACGCCAAATCAATACTTTCCA